TTACGTTAATCCAAATGCAAAAGAACAACATCAGCAACGTATTAGAAACAAGTCAAGTATAAATAATTAAACAGGTTGCGTAGGAAAAACTGATACACAATTAACAGGGAATTGTAGCATTTCCCAATCAGCAGCCCCCATAGCAGATTCCCAAGCGTGAACTTGGTCGTAAGCAATAACGACTGTTTGAAATCCACCAATATTTTGATGACCTAGATCTCCACAATAAGTTCTTGGTATTCTTATGCACCATGCTCTTGGCCTTAAAAATTTTTTTTCATTTTCTTTAGCGTTAGTGTCCTGTAACACGATTCCATTTTCCTGTTGTGGGTGAATGTCCAAGTTTTTCAAGCGGGATACCCAAGACTTGTGCGTCCAAAGCACCTTCCAGATCCCCCCTGTGAGCAGCCAGTTCCAGATCCCATAGTTCCATTTCCCGATCTTTGATAGCTCTATCTTCATCTATTGCTAGTGATTCATTCCAATATTCCACCGCTCCAGCTAAAGAGTCAAGTCTGTCATCGTTTTGTAAACAATTCCTATCGACTGTTATATGAGTCATTTGATGAAATAATTGATAACCTAAAGCCTTATCGACAGAATCTTCATCTCTAGGTTTTGCGTCATTTTCAATAACCGACCTATTAATAATTAATCTATGCTGGTTCATTACTGGTTCTAGTGCATTTATTATTCTTCTTTCTTTTTGTACGTTGCTTCGGTTGGTTTCTATGGTGCAAGGGTAAATTTTTCTTAGATATGGCTGTAATAAACTTTCCATCATGCCTTGACCAAACTGATCCTCCAGAAGTATCAAGTTAACTTTATTTCTTTTACAAGCTTCAGCTATTCCTGTTAGTACTGTTTCTGTATAACCTTCACAAAACGAGCCAACTTCTAAAACAAATAGATTTCCATTTAAATGTGCGACTATACTGTACGCTGTTTCATCAACACCCTTACCTGATGGATCTATATAAGCCACCACACTTGTAAAAGGAATCCAATCGCCATGTAAAAACGCTGGTCTATGGTAATAATCTGCACTAAAACCTACTGCTGGTAGATCAGTTAACCTATATTCTGCACCAGATGACCATACAACCTTCTCAGGTGCATGATCTTTTACTTCCATTACGACTAAATCGGCTAATCTAAGAGGAAATCGTTGTAAGTCAGACAGAGTTGTATCTAATTGAAATTGCAAAGTAAACTGTGACCGACCATAACTAGCTTCTCTTTCCAATAAATCCATCTCAGAGAATCTATCTGGATCAGTTGGTTGACCTGATAACGTCTTTGATAGGCTAAGAATCATCGGAGCTAGTGCATCTCCATACTTTTCTGGCTTTTTAGGGTATCTGCTAGTCCAGATGCGACAGTCATAACCTCTAAGTCTTAGCTTGTTATAGATACTTTCTTCTGTTTGCGGTGTTCCTAAGAACATTATCTCACCATCAGGCTTAAGAATAGCGTTAAACTCTCCACAACATTGCAATAACTTCTCTCTCATACCTACAGTCCATGCTGTATTAGGTACTTCGCAGTCATCAGCAAGTATTAAATCAGCACGACTACCAGTTAATTGACCAAATATACCTACACTTTTAACACTAGCTGACTGATCGGGTATAGATGGACGTACATCAAACCTGTTACTAGCAGATCTTTGCTCATTTTTGTCTGGTTCTAAGCATTTTAATACTGGCATCTCCTGTATTATCCTTAAACAAAACTGTGCAAAGTCATCAGCCCTTGTCTTTGAGGCCGACACCACCATAATTTTCTTTTGTGGATCGTTTCTTAACAGCCAAAGTACATAAGCTGCTGCCATCCACGACTTTCCTACTCCTCTAAACGCTTCAATAATCCTTCTCTTCTGTCCTTTCTGCATATATTCTGCTATATCTAACTGAACTGTTGTTGGATCTGGTAACTGTAAGTGCCTCCATACCAACACTAAAAAATATCTAAAGTCTTTATCGTAAGGTTTTGGTAGTCCTTGCCATTCTGACTTCTTCATACTCTATATTTAATTGATTTTTCTTCCTTTGGCTTTTTCTTTAAGTCTTCAAAACTGCTTACCCCTAATGATCTACCTACATACTGTGAAAAACTTTCTCCAGATGGAGTACCAATTAACATATCAAACCTACTAAGAGGATTCGTAGGTGTTCCAAATTTTGCACTACACATTATGCACTCCGTTTCTTTAATTCTATAACATTCTCTATATCTGGTAACGACTTTGCCAAATCTCCAAATGGTGTGTCCTCTACAGGCTGGGATGTTATCTGATTATCTTTTAAAAACTGTCGGATTACATTTAAATCTGCTGTGCTTGCTTCCCCACTATCCAATATCTCCCCTAATGCTCCAGCTAGTCCAGCATGTAAATCACTTAATACTTCGTTTGTGTCTTTTTTTGCCATAAGTTTTAGTTAATGAGGCCCAACCCACTACAGAAAAGCCCCATTTATTAGCCATTATATCTACGGTGAGGTAAAAATTGACTGCTTTGCGGGGTTAGTCAAAATATAATGGCTTGCCTTTAATATAACACCTCTACAATCCCTGTCTACCACTAGCTCTCCACAATAGAAGAGGGTATCCTCTCCCTTACTATTAGTTTCTATTAGTTATCTACTCGGATATTTACAGTTTTTGGTGGAAAAATTTGAGTGGTTGAACGTCTATGTGAATTTTTTAAAATCCCCCATATGGTTTTTTAAGATTTTTTTAGGATCGGGCCTGTATTGTGTCCAATTATTAATTAATGTCCAATAGATCACCATAAAATAAGGCTATGACTAGGTAGCAGTACTGTCATATGGACAGCACTTCGCTTGTTATTGTCGGTTCTGGTGCTTATTTGGTTTTAATTTATGTATAAATCAGACATAGGACGCATTGTTAATTGCAAACGAGTATTGAATCAGTTATATTTAAATAGATCAATTTGGATTCTTTGCGGAATCTGGTGCGATCTTATCAACTCACTATTAAATTATTATTATGTCAGTTCCTGTTAGTAGCTGTACGAGCTGGAAGGTTGGCGAATGCAAAGCCACTACTTATCAAATGGTTAGATTATTTGGTAATCCAATTAAGAACCATGAAGGAGACAAAGTACCTTTTGAATGGGTTATAGGGTTTTTAAATGTTCGCATTTATCCTTATAAATTTACTCCAGAACATGGTAATCAAATTGTGGCTTTCTCTGTTGGTGGCACTTCTGGAGGTCAAGTTATAGCCTTACAAGCTTTTTTAGATCATGTTGCGACTTCTAATATATGGGCCGAAAATGGCGATTCTTGCCCAGCTATTGGTATCGAGGTGACAAGCTTATGAATTATGTATGTTTCACCAGAGATTGGTGGCAAGATAATTTTACAGACGGATGGCCTAATAATTTAGAGCCATTCGGAGCTGGAGAAAAAACCACTAGGGCCAAGTTCAAAACAGAACAAGAAGCTAGAGAATTTGCTAAAAATTGGAATGCAACCCACGATGCGGGCAGATATTCCAATAAATGCGAATTTGAAAGCATTTAAACAGGCTACAAGGCCAGCGAAATTTTCTTTGCTGGTCTTTGTACCTTCCAAAACTACACTTTTATAGGTCGTCTATAAATGAGTAGTTTTTTAAAACTATTCAAAAATCCACTACAAAAAAGGAGACTTAAACCTTATGGGTTTACACGTTTACATTTATAGATCAGATGATCTAAACGGATGCTCAAATAATGGAGTATCCGAAAGGCCAGAAATAAAAGGCCTAACAATAACCAACATCGAAGCACCATTTGAACCTTCGAAAGAATACCCAGCAGCTAAGTTGGTAGTTGAAAAGCATTTTAAATACCCAACAGTTAGGGTTGTCCCTCAAGAGTTATTAGACTCTGGAGCATGGTCTATGATGGGCGGTTCATATGTTGCTGCTTGTGATAGCAGATTTAACGAGGCCATCGAACAACTAACAGGCCATACTTTCTATGGTGCGGTAGCACTACACGATAGGACAGAGTCAGCAAGCTACATCAGGAGCATGGACTAATGGCTATGTCACTATGCGATTATCCAATTTCAATAGATCAACTAGATCATGGTTGGAATTACAGGGTAATTTTTACAATCGACTGCGATTATGAGGAATTAGTTGAGGCCAATGGCCTTGACTATGTAAGAAGAGGTAGCGACTTAAAGGTTAGTTGCTATACAGATAAGAAACACGAACTTGAAAGCTGGTTAGAACCAGAGTATGACAAGTTCTGTGAGAATGTCCTCAACCCAGAGCTAGCAGAATCATGCAGCTATGCAGTTGTATATAAAAAGAAGGGGTTAAAGTAATGGGATTAGATGAAAAGTTTAAACGTATCCATCTGGAGTATGGAATTATCAACGATAGATGGATGTTCTCTGATACAGAAGAGTATAAAGACAACGATTATTTAAGGGAGATCGGTGCTAATGACCTTGATCTCCTTAAATTATTAAAAGAAAATCCGCTCTGGCATACACAAGTGCAACGTCTAACTTATATCTTAGGGGTACTAAACAACCTCGAAGGTAATACAGACATGGCGATAGTGTTACCAGATGATTCAGTTAAAGCTAGAAATTTATTAATTAAGCATATAATTGAAAGCTTAATCCCAATAGTTGAGATGGTTAACTCATGCAGATAGCACCGAAACAAGATCCTAAATCTTATGAGGTTATTTTTAGTAGCCCTTCAACCAATATGGTTGAGGGTTACATACAAAAAGCACCTAATTTAATGGAAGCATTGAAAATTTTTATGAGATCTAACATCCCTTATAAAGAAATTTATGAGGTAAAAGTATGTCTTAATAGAGAGACACATGCAGCTTAACCTTATATGTTTGATATTATTATCAGCACACCTAGTAATAACACTAGGATTAAATTCTAAATTCAACCTACTACTACAAGAAGATGCAACCAGACTTCCAGTTATACAAACTAACAACAAAAAAACCAGATAAAGCACACGCTAATAATGCTGGACAAGTCCTGTATTTTACAGGTAAAGATGAGTACTGTCCTAATGGTCAATGGATTAGTCAGACTTATGACTACATCCCGACTCAAGCTATCTACTGGTGCATGCTACCTGACAATCCTATTGTTATTGAAACAGCGGACGAGTCTAGCGATAGAGCTATGAACGAGTTCCTTAAACAGCGATATGAAAACGCTGAACAAAGAGTGGCTATGTATCCATTAATAAAGTTAGTATGGACTACAGCTAGGAGGTACTTTGAAGATGGAAGAAAGTAAAAAGTTACAGGCTTTTCTACCTCCGCAAGTATGCGATAAGTTAGATACTCTTGCTGGTAAGCAAGGTATTACAAGAGCCGAGCTATCGAAGAGGATAGTAACCGAATGGTTAGAAATAAATTATGATAGCAAGCTAGAGTTCTGGAGTTAATGCGGTCACTTAATGACCAACTTAACAACGAAGAGTTAATGCTTAACTTAGGACAGAACAGAGTTAGGTCTAATCAAAACAAAAAACAATCTAAGGGTATGGAGTCTCTCACTATTTATGGTGAGGCTCTATGCTCTTTTAATGTGGACATAATAGTTAATCACTTGCGAGCCATCAGGAGGAAGATCGAGAAGGGTAAAGCTGGCATTAACTACGCAATGCTTACACCATTATTAGAACTACCACCCCAACAAGTAGCAGCAGCAGCGATACGAACAGTAGTCGATACCCTTTCCAGCACTCCTACCCTGCACCAGATAGCAGCTAGTGTTATCGAGAAGATATGGATAGAGACAATGCTAGACAGGGCTACCGATAGCGAACTAAATAAATATAAAAGAGGCAAGCATAAGAAAAGATATAAAATATTTTTAATTAATTCTATGGTTAATACTGAGTACTGGAACGCTCGTCAACGCATGGCAAGTGGACTGTTCATGGTGGAACTAATACAAAAATATACTGGATTGATAGAGATATATCTACAAAAAAATCTCAACACCTCCAGAAGGATGGTGCGAGCCACCGATAAATGTATGGAGTGGGTAGAAAAAATAAATACCAATTTAAAAATACACACCCCAAACTTTTTACCGCTGTTAATCAAGCCTAAACATTGGACTAACCCATACGATGGCGGTTACTATAATGAGAACATAAAGTTTAATCTTTTTAAAAGTAACAATAAAGAAATAGCAAGCAAACCTATAGCAACTACTACGTTTTATGATGTTGCTAACATACAAGGGGATGTAAGTATGCGGGTCAATAAGTATATGTTAGTACAGATATTACAGGCTTATAATAATAACTTAGAGATAGGTTGTTTGTTACCAAGAGAGGGGTATGCTGTACCTCCTTACCCTAAACATTTAAACGAGGATGATCCCGAAGTAATTAAATGGAAGATGCATTGCAAAAGAATAATAGAAAAGAATAACCAAACAAAAGGTAGTCGTATTGGTATAGCTAAAACATTATGGATGGCTGAGAAATATAAAGACGAACCTAACCTGTACTTTCCTAAACAACTAGACTTTAGAGGTAGGGTTTACGATAGAGTTCCCTTCCTTAATGCACAAGGTAATGACATATCAAGATCACTATTAGAATTTACTAATGGCAAGTTAATAAAAACAGAAGAGGATCTTAGATGGCTGAAGATACATGGTGCAAATATGTTTGGTATTAAACAAGACTTCCAAACTAAAGTTGATTGGGTTAATAATAACTTAGATAATATCTATCACATTGGAAGAGATTGTTGGGATGCACCAGAGCTATGGATGCGGGCTGATAAGGCTTGGAGTTTTCTTGCTTTTTGCAGGGCAATCTATCTTTATAACAAAGAACCAGATAGAAATTTATGTCACTTACCCTGCCACCTTGACTGCACTTGTAGTTCTATTCAGCACTACAGCGGGTTGTTACGTTCCAAAGTAATGGGAGAGAAAGTAAATCTTATTAACTCCGATAGACCACAAGATATATACAGCGAAGTAGCATCACAAATAAACAAAAGACTAATAGAAAGTGACGATCCACGAGCAGCTAAATGGTTAATGCTTAATGTTGATAGGTCATTAACTAAACCATGCGTGATGACAGCACCATACTCCGCTACTAATAGTGCGTTCTATCACTATGCATATAGCTGGGCACAAGAGAGGTCAACAAAATTATTAGGCAAGAACAACTGGACAAGAGGTAAAGGTAGTATGAGTGCTATGAATTACATGGCTACTCTTTTGTTTCAAGAGTCAGCTAAGTCTATAGCTCCAGCATATGTAGCAATGAAATGGTTTAAGGCTGTAGCTAGAGAGTTAGGTAAGGTAAACAAAGCAGTAACATGGACTAGCCCTACTGGTTTATATGTCGAACAAAAGTATTACGACCCTAAGAAAATAAGAATACAACTTAAATATTTATCGGATGTTTATTTAGATATAAGAACAAATGAAGATACCCCAGAACTAAACACAAGAAAGATGGGCCATGCAGTCTCGGCAAATATATTGCATAGTTTTGATGCAAGTCATATGGCATTTTCCACAATCCATGCTTCAATACAAGGAGTCGAAAATATCGCTGGCATCCACGATTGTTTCGTAACTACACCGTCTGAGATGAGTTTACTGCGTGACTCGGTTAGACAAACCTTTGCTGATATGTATTCAGTAGATCGTTTGTCGAAACTAAAGGCAGAATTAAAAGCACAATTAACAGACAATCAAATACAAACGCTACCTCCAGAGCCATCTCTTGGGGAGTTAGATGTATTACTTACACGTTCATCAACCTATTTCATAACATGAATCAGATTAAGGCAACACCTTTTTATATCTTCACACCAGAATGTGGAGTCGCATGGAGTCATCTAGTAAAACCAGATGATGCATTTAATAAAGCACCAGAATGGAGTGTGACTTTACTACTAGATCCAGACCAAGCAGAAACACAACGAGTCTTTAAAGAGTTTGAAGATGGACTCGATGCATGGAAGGCACAACTTAAAGCAGCGTTTCCAAGTACCACCTTTAAGATGGGCGAACATTCAAGGTATGGATTTACTGAGTTCGAGGGTAAGAATGTAATGGAGATTAAATGTAAGAAGCCAGTTGAAGCAGGGCAAGGAGTGAAAAGATTTGCTAACACACCACCCATACTTGTAGATAAATATGGCACACCAATACCAACAGAGGAAAAAGAAAAGTACATAGGTTTAGGTAGAGGTACAACAGTACAAGCCAAGCTAAGAGTACAAGGATATAATCATTCGACCTATGGTGTTGGATTAACAGTCCAGCCAGAAGCCATAGTCATTATGAATTTTGTACCATATGAAAAAACGACAGACCTCTCAGGGTTTAGCTTCGAGAAGAAGACAGCAACGCAAGATCTCACTCCCTCAAATGTTGAAGACTCCTTCGGGGGTAGTACGTTTTAGATCTAAGTTTGAAGCTCAAGTAGCATCAGACTTATTAAGCAAACAAGTTCCCTTTACATATGAAACTGTCAGTTATGATTACATCATCAGCAGTAGCTACACTCCTGACATCATCCTTCGTAACTGTGTGGTTGAGATCAAAGGAGTCCTACTTAAAGAAGAAAGAAAAAAATATATTGCA